TTATGACATTTTCAAATATCATGGAGGATTATATTGCCGACATTTTTGGACCCGATATAGAACATATAAAACTGCTGACAATAGAGATGTTGTAATAGAAGAAGGACCAGCAAGAGGTGTTGCAGGTATTATGACTGAAGATCAAAGAAATGAAGGTAGAATGACTTTTAATGAATCAAGTCAATGGCATTTTTCAGATGATGAGCAAATGAAAATAGTTGGACCGGCGATGGTGCCTGGAATGATGATCCCAAGATATGATAAAGATGGTAATATGTTCCATGTATATTTTAGTAAAGAAACTGTTGAAAAGATTGCACAAAAATTCTTAGAAGAAAACAATCAACATAATACTGATATTAACCACGACGATAATATTAGCACAGAGAACACACTGCTTGAATCCTGGATAGTCGAAGATCCTGACATGGATAAATCTAAATCAATGGGATTCAACGTACCAGAAGGCACGTGGATGACTAGTTACAAAATAAATAACCAAGAAACTTGGAAACAAATTAAAGAAGGTAAATTGAATGGTTTTAGTATAACTGGCCAATTTATAGAATCAACTGTAAAATAATGAATGAACTAAAAGATTCAGTAGCTAACGTAACCACATTAGGTGGTTTAGGTGCAACAATGTTGTCATGGAATGATATACTAACAGGAGTGCTAATCCTCACAGGTATTGTCTTAAATATCATGAGGATCAGAGCACATAGAAAGAAATTAGAAGACTAATTATTTATATTTAGCCTTGTAAACTGGAAGAACTGTATTTAATTCTTCTTTAGTAAATAAATGGTGTGTTAGTTGACCATAATGTTGTTGAAAAGCACGAGCATCTATTTCCCATGGTGCATTTAGATAGTCACCTTTATACTCTTCGCCTTTCCAATCACCTCTTAATTCTTTACCCCATCGCTGACGATGTTCAGTATGACCACTAAACCAACCTTCTTGAAATTGTAATGCATGTCTTAGCTCGTGACCAATAGTTTCGAGTGCACTACTAAGAGTTTGACCATAATTAGCAGAGAAGTTAAAGACACATAAAGTGTCTGATGGTTTATAACAACCCATATACCGTGCTGCTGGTCCATATATATGCTTACGCTCATATAATAATGGTACATCTACACCAATCTGATCACAGATGTATTCGTGTGCGATTTGTAAATTCTTTGCAAACATCTTGTCTATGTCAGAGTATGCATAAATACCATTAACTCGATCTTTTCTAATTCTTTTTTTAGTTGCCATTTGATTATTTATTTATTGTTTATACTAGTTATACAGACCAAGTGGTCTTTGTTTCATATTTATATTTCATTACTGGACTAAATGCACTGTGATCAAACCCAAGATCATAATACCACTGACGCAAGAACGATAAGTATTGTGGGTCATTTTGATTTTTATATGCAGTAGGTATTAGAGTAACATCTAAACCAAGATCATCTGCAAGATCAAGTACTTGTTCCATAACTCGAGTACCAACACCTTTACCTTGTTTTTTAGTTTCGATCATATAAACTTCTATAGAGTCTGTAGTGCCTTCGCCAAAGATAATATTAAAGGTTTTGTGAAAAAGACCAATTAGTGCACTATTTTCTTTTGTATTGTACCACTCTTTGCCTTTCCAATATGTAGCAGTATTTTTAGATTCTGCTATTTCTGCTTTTACTTTAGAATGGTCATAACCATATTTGTCTACGAAAGCACCCATAAATACCTGTAATACGTTTTTAGGATCTTCTAAATACTTTTCTAATTCTTGTTCTGTTAATTGTACTTTTGTCATTTTAATTTAGTTTAGTGAGGTAGTAACCTCCATTAGTATACTACTAATATACCACAAATAATTGACATAAAAAAATTATTTAGCGTTTATTTTCAAACTTTTGTCAATTCCGTTGCAACATATATTTAATAGTATAGGTGAAACACATCTATAACTAAACTAAAAATACCTATAAATTATGAATGTAAATGACGTAATTGGAAAGTTGAAAGTTATGCTTTCAACTGAGGTTGTTGAAACTAAAATGGCTGAGGCTACTTTAGTTGATGGCGTCCAGGTATATACTGAAGGTGAACTAGAAGCAGGAGCAATCTTGTTTATTAGAGCAGGTGAAGGTGTATCTGAAGACCCATTTGCTCCAGCTGGAGTACATGAAACAACTGATGGTTTATTGGTTACTGTCGGAGAAAACGGTGAAATTACTTCTGTCGAAGAAAAATCAGCTGACGTTGAAGCTGAAAAAGAAGAAGAAGTAAAGATCGAGATGGAAGAAGACGAAGACATCAAAATCGAAGTTAAAGAAAAAGACTTTGATATGGATGAATTAGTTGAAGCTATCGTTGAAATCGTTAAACCTCAAGGCGAAGTAATCGAAGAACTAAAGAAAGAGCTAAATCTTTTAAAAGAAAGGTTTAATACAGTAGCAGGTGAACCAGCTGCAAAACCAGTACGCAACACTTTCTCTGAGAACAAAGTTATTAGAGATGAAATGTTTGCAAAAAGAATGGATGCATTAAGAGCTATCCGCAACAAATAAATTTAACTAAAAAAACAATTAATTATTATGGCATTTGGATTTGACATATCAGCACTACCAGCCTATACTGACCAGGAATCACTTTCTTTAATCAGTAAGGTCGTGCTTAAAACAGACTTATTAGACTACGTAGATTTAAGATCAGGTTTCAGCAGTGGAACAGTAGCAATTAACTTAGTTGATGCAGACTTACCTGTATCAGCATTATCTTGTGGATGGACTTCAGACGGTGAAGTAACTTACTCGCAAGTAAACGTCACAATTGAGTCTCTCCAGAGCAAGACGGAAATGTGTATCGAAGATTTGAGATCGGTGTACCAAAGTTCTTTTATGAACGCAGGTACTGGTAACGACTTCTTACCATTTGAGAACGTCATTGCGGAGAGTTATACTGACAAATTAAGAAAATACAATGAAGGTTTCTTAATCAATGGTTTCGGTACAACTACAGGATTAAAAGCACAGATTACTTCTGCAAACGGAGCTAATTTACAAGCAGGTACTCCTGCAGCATGGACTGCAGCTAATGCATTTTCTCAAGCACTTGATTTATATGATGCAATCGACGAATCTGTAAAAGACAGAGACGATTTAATCATGACTGTTTCTCCTGATGCATACAGAGCATTAGTTAGAGCTTTAGTAGCACAGAACTTATACCACTTCAATTCAGTTGAAGGTAATGATATTCTTATCTTACCAGGAACAAATATCACTGTAGTGCGCTCGTCAGGGCTAGTTGGTTCTGACTACAAATTTGCTGGACCAGGTAAAATGATCCTTGCAGCTACCGGATTGACAGATGAGCTAGATAGCTTCCGTTTCTTCTATGATGAAGCAGCTGATGTAATGAAGTTTAGAGCAGCTTGGAGACTTGGAGTAGGAGTAGGAGAGGTTAACGTCTTCGCTACAAACGACATGGCTTAATAAATAACCTTAAATTAGGAGTGTTTTTGCTGCATAGGCATTGACACTCCTAATTATAATTAACTTAAAAAAACACGAATAAATTATGGCTTGTAGTAATATCGTTGCAGGACTATCTAGAGATTGTAATACTAACCAGGGAGGTATAGAAAGTATCTATATCGCTAATGGTCCAGTACAATCAATCACAGAAACGTCTGGAAATGTAACAGCAATCACCGTAGGTGGGAGCTCAATCGGACCATCGGATTTCTTTGAGTTTCAAACACCAAGACAAACTTCTAACTTAAATAGTACAATTACAGTTTCACAAGAAGCTGGAACTGCTACATTTGATCAACAATTAACTATGGTATTCAACAAGATGAATACTGATATGAGAAACCAATTACTTTTATTATCTGAAGCAACTGATTTAATTATCATCGCTAAAGACAATAACGGAGTATTCTGGTCAGTTGGATTAGAAAGAGGAGGATATATGATTTCTGGAACTGCGGCTAGTGGAACAGCATATGCTGACGCTAACCAAATGCAGATCATTGTCGGAGGTATTGAAGCACACCCGATGTACACTGTAGATTCATCAATCGTAGTAGCATAAGCTACATAGATTGTCTCTATATATGACGAAGAAAGAGGACTTAGGTCCTCTTTTTTTATATCAATTGTTTAGGTGGATTTATAGTCTTTATAGGTGATCTTTTCCATCTCAAGTTACCATCACCTAATTTACCACATAATAGTTTTTTATTACCTACTAATAACATACTAGGTGGGTACCCTGACAGCAGAGGTGAGCCTGGTTGTGTTAACTGTTCTAGTGTTTGGTACTTTATATCTGGTTCTATTTGTAGTTCAAACGCTGTCTGGTACATTCCATCTAAAAGTAGTCTAATTCTATCAGGATTCCATGGACCTACTAAACTAGCATCTAAATCTCTAGTTATTGGTTTGTGTAATATACCACCATATACCCATAATTCATAGTCAGACCAGTCCATTTGTTTTACTTGATCTAACCATTGAATGAATCTTGCGTCATCCATACTGGCAATAGGTAGAAATTTATCACATTTTAAGATCATACACCAACTTTTATGTTTTTTATATTTAATAGTATAGAAACAAAGTTAATTAACATGACGTTATACGCTATTGAAGGTAGTCTTCAAACTTACATATATTTAAATCTAGCTAATCAAACATTGACAGATTATATATTCACTTTAACTAGTCAGTATAGTCATCAACCATTGGAGTTAACTGCAACTGCGTTAACTACGGGAGATAGATATACAAAGTACAGTATAACTTTTCCAACTGGATTTGGTGATGAACACAAGAACGGTGTATATAATTGGTCATTATCTATTAATGATAATCCAATATCATATGGTTTAGCCAAATTAATTACAGAACCAGGAGGAAGTATGGGAACAGTTGCTTATGATTCAGGAACAGACACTGAAGAAAGAGTAGCAGATGTATATTATAGACCAAATTATTAAAAACAAATATGGAAGAAAATAACAATTTATATTCAATTAAAGGATCTCAGTTCCAAGCTATTGAATTACCAGCAATTAAAGAAGTTAGAGGAAAAGATTACATGAGCTTTGGTGCTGATAATTTATTTCCACAATTATTAATTGATTTATATGATAACTCTGCAATGCACCATACTTGTGTAGATGCAATTAAAGAAGGTATTTTAGGAGAAGGTTTAGAAACTATTGGTGATGAATATATCAATACTGCTGGAGAAAGTATAGATGAAATACTTGAAAAAATTACATTAGATTATGCGTTATATCAGGGTTATTCTATCAATGTTATATGGAATAAAGAAGGAACTGGTATTGCTGAAATTTACCATTTACCGTTTGCTAACGTTAGATCTGGTAAAAGAGATGAAGAAGATAAAGTTAATGAGTACATGTATTCGTCTAATTGGGCGAATCTTCGTAAATATCCGTTTGAAACGTATAAATGCTTTGATGCAACAGATAACAAAGGAGACAACGCAAGTCAAGTTTATTATTGTTTTAACTATACTCCTGGCAATGAGGTTTATCCTTTACCTGGTTATGTTGGTGCATTAAATGATATAAATTTAGATCACAGAATTAGTGTCTTTCACAATTCTAATATATCACAAAATTTAATGCCTTCCATGATAATAAAAATGAACAATGGTATTCCTACACCAGAGGCACAGCGTGAAATTTATAGAGAAATTCAAAATACATTTAGTTCTGAATCTAATGCTGGGAAGTTCTTTTTAACATTCTCTGATGGTTCTGAAAGAGCTATGGATGTCCAAACTATTGATGCTTCGAATGATGACTATTACATTACACTTGAACAGCGAATTTCAAGTAGAATTTTGACAAGTCATAGAATAACTTCACCACTTTTATTGGGAATTAAAGATGCTAGTGGTTTTAGTAATAATGCAGATGAGATTGCAGTAGCTTATGCACACTTCGAGGGAACAGTAATTGAACCTAAACGTAAAAAGATATTATCTAGTTTTGGATATATTTTAAAACTTGCAGGTTATAATGTTAAAATGAAAATTAAACCAAATAGGTTATTAAGTATGAGTGATGTTAGTGATGCACCTGGTGATATTAACCAAGATGCACCTAATACAAGAGATGCAGACGTATACCCAGACGAAATATAATAAAACAAATGGACACAGTATTACTAGTTAGTGAACAAAGAATGAAGCAATGGACTTCATTAGATAATAACATACGCATTGATGTTCTTACACCAAGCATTTTAAATGCACAAAGTGTGTATACACAGCAGTCATTAGGATCTCGTTTTTATAATAGATTAAAATCAGGAGTTGTAGCAAATGATTTAACTACTAACGAGAATAATTTCTTACGTGACTATGTTGGACCTTCACTTATGCAATATGCATTGTATTTAGTGTTACCTAGTTTAAAATATAAATTAGTAGAAAAAGGAATTGTTAGTGGAACTTCAGAAGAAACTGCTGCATCGACATTGGAAGATATGAAATATCTTAGACAGAATGCCATGAACTTGGCACAGTTCTATGATGAAAGATTAAGGGAATATTTAAGTGATAATCCTGGTATGTTTCCAGAATATCAAAATCCTGGAACAGATGGTATGCAACCTGATAGAGGTGAAGCATATCAAAATCAATTAGTAACTAAAATACCAACAACTAGAAATGAAAGAGATCTCTGGATATACGCAGATTGCGGGACGGATTGCGACCCCGACTGTAGCAGCTGCAACTAAGGCTACTCGCAATAATGTTAAAAAGTTAAAAATATACTTACGTAAAAATGGGAACATTGGACAAAAAGTTAAATAGCTGGGTTAGTAAGAAGTTGTTTGTATTCATCATAGCAACTGCCCTCGCTGTGTTTGGTGATCTAACATCATCAGATTGGGTAACTATAGCAACAGTATATATAGGAACACAGGGAGTCATTGATGCTGTCACAAAATTAAGAAAATAATATATGCAATCAGTACAACAACAATACGTATTAATTCAAAGTCAAGGAGCAGTAACAGAACCAGTTAATGGTAATTGGTTACAAGGTTATTGTGAATATTTAGGTGTTACAGAGCCAGTAAATTCAAGTTGGTTACAAGCACTTTGTATTAATTTTGGAATAACTCAACCTCTTTATGGAAGTTGGACTATTGCATTAGCAAATTACTATGGTATTACAGCACCACAAAATGGAACATGGTGGTATGCATTATCACAAGCACCAGTTCCACAACCAACATTCCAATGGGATTTAAATACAAATCAATGGGAAGCTGAAACAAGAACATGGTCACTAACATAAATTAAAATAAATACAAATTAATAAATTATGGCAACATTAACAGGACAACAAATAGACGCTACTTATCAAGGTATATTAAAGACCTTAGATAATGCAGCTCTTGATGGAACAAACAGAGTGATCTCTGATGGTGTAGGTACAGCACTACCATTAGAAGCATCAACAACAACAATTAAGTTTACAGGAAATGCAGACTTTACATCAGCAACAGTAACTGGTGATAATAACACTACTTATACTATAGGTTCAGTACAAGATGGATTAAATGCTGATATTAAATTAACAGATCAACTTGGAAATGAGTCTAAAGCAACTCTTGTAGCAGGAACTAATATTACTTTAACTAATAGTGGTAATGATTTAACTATAGCTGCAGCAGGTGGATCTGCTGGTATGGTAGCTGGTACTGGTTCTAATTCAGTACAGAGTGCTGTAACAGGAGCTACAGGAAATGCAAGTGTAAGTAATTCAATCGCGATTGGTAACGGAGCAAGTGCTTCCGGAGGAACAGGAGCCATGGCTTATGGCCAAGATGCGGTCGCCAATGGTACGCATGCGGCAGCTTTTGGACAATATGCAGAAGCTACTACCTCATATGCTATTAGTTTTGGTAGAACTTCGGTCGCTTCGGGTGATGGTTCGGTAGCATTCGGGCAGCAAACATCAGCTGGTCAAGCTGGAGCGGTAGCAATGGGGCGCCAGGTTACAAGTATAAATGCAGATACTACTCACGTTAGAGCATTATATGTAGTTGCACCTGATGGTGGAACTGGTGGTAATGGTATTACAATGCTATCTCCAAACGGAACAGCATACACATTAACTGTGTCAAATGCAGGAGCTTTAGTTATTTCATAATAAATTGAAACAAAAATAAAGTAAGATATATAATTAATATCAATCTATTTTTATCTAGCGTGATTAATGCCATTTGACCGCTATGTTTATGTTTTATTGAACCTTAATGGTTCTGTTATTTTTTTTTACTTTTACGGATTGATACAAAGGGTAGAGTTTTCATAATCTCTACCCTTTTTTTGCGTCTATGCTGCATCGAGATTGACAAGTGACTTTTTTCTAAAATAACATAGATATATAATTTATGAAACAAAGACCACCTGTCCCATATAATAATCAAACAAACATAAATAATATGGAATATCAATCACGTAAACTAAGCTTTCATCAAGCTGAAAAGATTAGAGAGCTCTATGACAAGGGAGCTACCCAGAATCAGTTAGCAAGATACTACGATGTGTCTAAAGGAACTATTAAATCAATCGTACAGGGTAAGTCCTATGTGCGCGAGTACACTAAATATAATAAATAAACACAAACAATTAAATTATGGAAATCAACGAAAAACCAAAAGGTAAATTCTTTCTAACAAACAAAGAAAGACAAACAATCTTAAAACTAAGATTACAGAAGTACAGTATTAAACAAATTGCAGATGCAACAGGTAGATCTACTACTACAGTTAAAAGAATAATCTATAACTGGTAATATGAATCTAAAACAATTAATAGGATCGCAAGCTTATTGGATAGTTAATAAAGAATTAGCTATGTCAATAGGTTTACATGAAACGATACTACTACAACATTTAGTAGATTTAGCAGATTCTTTCTTTAAAAAAGGAGAACCATTTTATCAACAACAATCTAGACTAGTTAACGATTTACCATTATCAGAACATCAGATAAGGAAAGCTACTAAAGTATTAGTTGATAAAGGATTCATAACTGCTAAAAGATCTGGTATACCACCTAAATATCATTATGGTATATGCGAAGACAATCTATATAGGTTCTTTAACTTAACCTATAAACATGAAGAAACTGAATCTTTAAAGGTTAAGAAAGTTGACAAGAAACACCAAGAATTAACATTAACAGAAACAATTGACAATAACACTAAGTTAGTCGATACGACTGATGATATTCTCGGTAAGATCTTTTTTAAGATAGTAGAATTCTATCCTAAGAATAGAATAGGTAATCGTCAGCATGGACTAAAGAAGTTTAAACAACTGGATATTGATCAAGCTAAACTTGCCGCTACAAACCTAAAAAGATATTTAACAGTAGCAGGACAATACGTTAAATCTTTACAAAACTATATAGATCAAGAATGTTATTCAGAAGCGTGGTTAAAAGCAGAAGAAGAAACAAAACAGAAACAAAACAATATAACAGAAAACAAAACAAAAACATTTATACAAGATTATGACAACATCAGTTAAATTAAACAGAGAAGAAGCCAAAGAATGGTTACAAAAATCTAAAAATGGATCTATATTAATAGGATCTCCGGGCGTAGGTAAGACTACTCTAATTGCAAAACAAAGAATGGTTAGTGCATCATTACTTGCTATGGAATTCCAAGCAAATGGATTAGAAGCAGTTAAAGCGTTGATACAAAATCAAGTAGAATATCAAGACAAAACCGTTATTATAGATGATTTAGGTTTAGAAGATGACGTTAAACATTTTGGTAATGGTCTAGACCCAGTTGCATATGTAGTACAAAGAATTTATGATATTAATCAAATGTCAGATCAAAAGATTAAACTTATCTTTACTACTAACTTAGGTGAAAAGGCAATGATTGAAAAGTACGGTATTAGAGTTAAAGATAGAATATGGGAAATGTGTGATCGTCTTGTGATAGAAGATACAAATCTAAGAGCTAAAAGCTAGGCTGCAGAATTTAGATATATAATAAAACAAACTTATGAGAGTACAAATTCCACATTGGGCTAAAGACGTTAAAGACGAATCGATATTATTATTAATTGCATTTGCACATAGAGTAACAATGAAATATGGACATGATACATGGTATAGCCTACATAAAGAGGACGCAGGTGTTATGTGTAATAAAAGATCAGCAGGTTTATTTCAATGGTTACAAGAACAGGAAACTGGTCTAATGGAGTTTGGCGAACCATATGATCACACTCTGGTATTTAAGATGCCATACCTACCTATGCGTGGAGGCAATCAGAAATCTGTAGATTACATAGAGTTCTCAAAAGAAAGAGAACGCCTAGTATGGATGTATATCTTAGGTTGTGTTAACCATAATATTCTGCAAGATAATATAGCAGAGACTCATGGTAGATACAGAAAGAATACATATCAAGTAACAGAGTTTTCAATTAGCAGAGTTGCTGAAGGTTATATTAGAAAACAAGACAGAGATGAGAAGAAAAAAGCTAGATAGAATAGTCTATGATGATTATCCAAATGCCAGTATTGAAGATCAAGAGATTGCAAAAGAAAGGGTATTTGAATATTATTATGATAGAAACAATATGAATCTAGCTGATGCTATACTAGAAATACGTGAAGATCTTTTTCTTTTAGAAGATATTGAACAGTATGAAAGGTGTGCACTACTAAACGATATATTAAAAACATTTGATACACTTGAATAGATTCTTAGAAGATAATTATGAAGAAATAATGCTTATGTCCAAAAAGATTTGTAAATCAAATAGTGAGTGGGAAGATGTTGCACACTTTTGTATTATTAAGTTTACTGAACATGAAAGAGCTCAAGAACTAATACAAGCAGGAGAAGCTATGAGATTTATGTCTGGAATGATACACAGATCGTTCTGGTCAAACACATCTCAATATTATACAGAATACCATCAGAAAGGTAGAATGGAACCATGTCACACTATCTATGATGATGCACTTGGACAAGTAGAAGAGTTTGACATGGAAAAAGAAATAGCTATAGAAGCTATACTTGGTCAAATAGAAGATATGAAACACACTGATGGCGAAGGTGGTAATAGAGATATTAAGCTATATGAAATGGCAGAACTGTTACAACAATGGTCAGAAACACCTAACTTTAGTGAATTATCTAGAAAGACAAAGATACCAAGAACAGCAATTGCACATTCAGTAAAGAGTGCTATTGAATACATACAATACCAACTAAAACAAAACAATATAAGATATGATAATTGAGATATTAGGAATGGCAGCATTTGGACATTTAGCTGCAGACTTTTTAGAAAACTTTGAATGGTTACCAAACAAACCATTTAAGTGTAACCAATGTTTAACATTTTGGTTAAGTATAGGTCCATTTATGTTAGAACATGGATGGATTGGATTTGCAATGGCAGGATGTGCCGCAATAACATCAGAATTAATTTATAGAATACTATTAAAAATATGAAAGCACAAGAACTAACAACAGAACAAATCCAATGGATTAAAAACAATGAGATGATATTTAAAATATCTCTAAGATTGCCACAACAAACATTACAAATGGTATTTGATATACACAACCATATAACAGGTCTTAATAAAAAGACAACATCATGTGGTAGATGTGTAGAAAATACTAAGAAGATCGTTTACGGTCAATATCAAAAACAAACTATTTAATATGAAAATAAAAGAAGTAACAATCAAAGGAATTACTTATACAGTAAGAGGTGAAACAGATAAAGCAATTAAGAAAGCCGTAAAAGATTTGCGCACACTTAACAAAAAAACAAAAGACGAAGATGCCATTTAAGAAGAACGATCCTAACATACAAAGAAAGGGTAGAACAGGACCAAACAAATCTACTAAGATGATGAAAGAAGCTTTTGCATTACTAGTAGAGAACAATCTTGATAATATGACTATATGGTTATCCCAAGTTGCATCAGAAGATCCTGCTAAAGCTATGGACTTAATGATTAAGTTATCTGAAAGATTTGTACCTGCGTTAGCCAGAACTGAGGTTACAGCTAAAGATGGTGAAGATCTATTTAAGTCACTTAAGTTTAATTTCGGACCAACTATAGATTCAGATAAAAGAATACATGACGCCGAGTGGCACGAAGACTTTGAAAAATAATGGAAGTAACTGGATTTAATCCACATCAAGGACAACAAAGAGTAATTAATACCATAGTGAATGGTACTGAAAAGTATATCACTGTGGTTTCTCCGCGTCAACAGGGTAAATCATTACTACTAATCAACCTAATCTTATACTATGGTATAAATGACAAAGGCAGTAAGATAGGAATAATAGCACCAATATACCAACAAGCAAGAAAACTAATGGAAGATCTATATGAAGCCATTAAAGATTCAGGTATAGTAGAATCAACTAACTTCAGTAATCATGAGATAAAACTAAGGACAGGTAGTAAAATCTATTTCAGATCATCAGAAAGAGAGGATGGTTTAAGAGGGTATACATTTGACTACCTATTTATGGATGAGGCAGCATACCAAACAGAGGATGCATACCGTAGAGCTATAGAACCAACAGCACTTGTTCATGGTAAAAAAGTAGTCCTGTTCAGCACACCACGTGGCAGAGACTGGTGGTATAACATGTACCAACTTGGTGAGAACCCTGAGTACACCAACTATGCTAGCGTGCGCATGCACCAAGGTGATAATCCTTATATAGATCAAGAAGAAGTCTTAGCAGCCAAAAAAGTATTACCAGATGCAATATACAGAGCAGAATACCAAGGAGAGTTCTTAGAAGGAGAATCACAAGTATTTAGTAACTTCAACACTAATACATTTGACCAATATCCACAAAGAAATGGCAAAGTCTTTATTGGTGTCGATTTAGGTAGAGAATCAGATTATACAGTAGCTGTAGCAATGGATCAACAAGGAAATGTTATTGAGATCTACAGAGATAATCAAAAGGATTGGGATGTGATGCAATCTAATATCTTACAGTTAGCTCGCAAGTACAACGCAACTATAATGATAGAGACTAACTCTATGGGTACAGTAATCTTTGAATCTATTAAGAAGCAATACCAAGATACACATCCATTTGTTACATCAAATCAAAGTAAGAAAGATATAGTAGAAAGTTTAATCCTTGCATTCAATGATAATCAAATAAGTATACCATCACAAGAGTTATTTCCAGAGTTACACCATGAATTAGAAGTCTTTGAGATGTCATATAATCCTAAAACAAGAACAGTACGTTATGCATCACGCACACCATTTCATGATGATATTATTATAGCACTCTGTATTTCAAACTGGAATCGTTTACAAAATAAACAAACAGGTCAGTATGCATACATAGGCATCAGATAATTCACAATAACCAATTAATATATTTAATAGTATGGAGATAATAGTTAATGATAAGACATACAAGTTTAATGACAGACTCACAATCAAACAGTGGTGTTCTGTTATGCGTTATGACTTTTCCAATGCTGCAAACTGGCCAACTATTATTAACCTTATTACAGGAGTGGACAAAAGAGATCTAATCAAAGGTACACCAGATGTCTTAGAACTCGGAGCTGCTATCATAGTTCAAATGTGTAATGCTAGAATTCAATCACAGATTAAACCCTTAGATACTCTAACATTCGGAGAGTTTGTAGATCTTGATAGTTACATCGCGATGGGTACACACCAACATCTCGAAGCCATGTCAGATATATTAACACCTAATACTGAGTATGCCGATGAAGCACTATGGGCAATTGAACAGTGGACTAATTACAGACTTGGTATATTCAGACAATATAAAGAACTATTTGGTTTAGATGATGAAGATGAATATGAACCAGAGACCACCGAGGTTGACACAATACAGAATGACCTAGTAGCCAGAAACTGGTATAAGATTATAGTAGATCTTGCACAGGATGACATACTAAGATTAGATGCAGTCACAGACCAACCATTAATTAAGACCTTAAACTTCATGGCACTCAGAAAAGAAAGACAGTTAGAAGAGAACATGAGACAGATAGAACAAAACTCAAAGATAAAAACACAATACAGATAATATGTTTACCTACAAACAAATAGTAGATCTATTCAAACAAGCTAGCTTCGACCATCTAATGATTGAAGACTTTGGTTATGGAGCGATCTCAGACATCAAGACCCGTAATGAATCCGCTAATGGCGACGAGGAAGTTAATTACCCTTATTGCTTTCTTAATCCTACAACACATCAGAGAGCTCAGGCTACAGTAACATACCAGTTTAATATGATTATGATGGATATGGCAAGAGATGAAGAGGGTGATAAGTATGAGAACTTCTTAACTATCCAATCTCAGTGTCAACAATACTGTGATGATATTATAGCACACATATGGAATTCAGCTGGTAAACAAGACATGCAGTTTACTGTAACTTATACACCATTTGTAGAGAGATTCCAAGATGAACTAGCAGGTATGACAGCAGGTATACAGATACAGGTGCCAATACCAATAAACGATTGTATAACACCTTTTAACTAATGGCTGATTCACTCGCAGGACTAGAAGAAAGATTAGCTGGCATGGAACAGACCATGAGAGATCTCGCACCAATACTCACCGAGGTTGGCAATGAGATTACTAGCGAGTTACGTTCAGATGCACCACGTGGAAATGGTGAAGGAGCAGGAGCTCTTCAATCTAGTATTAGTTTGTCAGTGCAACCAACTCAGTTTGCTATTAGTATGAATGACTATGGTGTCTTTCAGAACTATGGAGTAGTTGGATATAAAGGAGGCGATAGAGCTACAAACCCAAGAGGTGGACAAAAGATACCTGACGAGAACTTTCCACAAGGAAGTGGCGATGGCGGTAGGTACCAATTTGGTGTTAAACAACCATCAAAAGGATGGGGAGCTTACTATACAGGTTTTAATAAAAACATTGGTTGGTTCGACATAGATGAAATTACAGAAAGAGTTAAGACAAGAATACAAACAAAAATAATACAAGCATTCTAAATTATGCCAACAACTATTACAATATCACAGTTACCTAATACACCATTTGATATGGCGTATGGTCCAAACCCTATTACACTATCAGGCATCTCGTCAGCAGAAGACAAGTATGTTCTTAGAATCTTTGACGGAGGAGCAACACCACTTGCAGACATCAGACAAACACCAAATTCATATGGTAAAGCCATCTTTGATATGCAGAATATCTTGCAGTCTAAGGTAGCACCACCTGATGATAATATAGATTCTCTAGGTGTCGGACCAGCAACTAATAACTCCATTAGAAACTCAGTAGCTGAATCTGTTGTATACACTCTCAGTATAGGTTATGAAGTAGGTGGTGTGGTTACTCTGATGCCTGTTGGTTATGGACCTTATATTGCTTATGGTGGTTCTAAGAAATACTTCGAAGTGCCTTTCTATGCAGAAGCATACCAAGCAGAGGTTACTGATGGTGTTGACAACTGTAACCAAGTAAACAGAGTTGGTTTAGCACTAACAGATATTAAATGGTTAACAGGACCAGCAGACACTGGAGATGACATACAAGATTATATTACTATTAATCAGAACATATCCACACGTAATGTATATTCAGATGATATGACTACTACGAGTTGGTTTCAGACTATAGACCGTAGAGGTAACCTTAACACTAAAGTCAGAGGTATAGAAGCTTGGAAGATATACTTCTGTACAGATGACCTAGTTCAAGGTTTACCAGTAATTGTTCCTAATACTACGAGTTATAGTGGTGGACCTAATGCATCTATTGGTGATGGCTTTGGTGTCTCAAATACTTTAGCTGCTATTACACTAGCAACAGGACCTTACAATTTACCTGGAAGTATTACTATCCCGGCGGGGACAACACACTATTACGTAGTACCTGTTGCATATGGTAACAGTTTATGTTCTACTACTGTTAATGACTTAGATGACCAAGATCTAATGCAAGCACAGAGATTTAATATAGTAGATGCTCAATGTAATGACTTTGAACACTTTCAGTTTTCATGGTTAAACTCATTAGGATTTAAAGACTACTTTACATTTACTAAAAGAGTAGATAGCTCATCTAACACTCGTAGAAACAACTTCCTTAAAGAGGCAGCAGATTATAATGGTACTTCATACCAAGTCAGCGAGGGACAGCGTGGCTATACTACATACTCATCTAAAATAGAAGATATATACACAGTAACATCTGGGTATATGAATGATGACCAAGCCAAATTATTACAAACTCTGTTTCAATCAGCAGATGTTAGAGTTAGAATGGCAGATGATGCACCATTAGTGTGGAGACCTATTAACATTTTATCATCTACATATGATCAAAAGACAAATAGAAAGAATAAACTATTTCAATACACTGTTAGATTTAAAATAGCACATAACATAAAAGCACAAAGAGGTTAATATGATTCAATTAAAAGTATATCCAACGGTTGATAAACTGAGAACACAGCAGATCTTTTTAGATCTGTATGATTCTGAACCTATCAAACTAAACTTAAGTATAGAAGACATTACAGATGCAGATGCCACGTCAGTATTTAGTAGACAGTTTAAAATACCCGCGACACGTAATAACAACCTCTTTTTTAAGACAGCGTTTGAAGTAAATGGGACTGACTATGATGTTACTATTAAAAAACCAGCAGAGATCTTAGTAGATGGTCAAGAGTTTAGACAAGGACACATCAGACTTCAAAAGATATATGTTAATAATGATTTAGATAAAACAGATTATCAACTCTTATTCTTAGGAGAAACAAGAGACTTTAGTACTGTTATTGGTGATGCACCTCTATGTCAGTTGCTAATGCCTGATTTACAAGTCGTAGATCCTCAAACAGGTGCTAACAGAAACCCTACAGTCGATGATATAGAATTATCATGGCAAGCATTTCCTCAGACTTCTACAGTAGACAGCGAAGGTAATCCTAATGGTGGTTTATCAAATGGTAATTTATTATTTCCCTTAATAGATCATGGTAATAACTATGATGAAGAAGGTGCTGTGGTTGGATCGACAATGCAAATAGGTAATGGTGCTCAAGTTAGATCATTTACAGAGAGTCAGTACCCATTAGAAACTAGTAAACTAAAACCAATGATTCGTGCTAAGAGAATCATGGATCAAATATTCGAGGATGCGGGTTATACATATACTTCGACCTTCTTTAATTCACCAAGATTTAATCAGATGTATGTTAGTGCATTTGGTAACGAGGCCATAACTGGTTATACAGCATCAGGTAGTGGTGAAAACCTTTGTAATGCAGAATATAATAGACAAGATCCTCAAATGTTTGGAGATAATCTATGGTTACCTGATAATGTCTATGATCCTGGTAGTAATCTTATTTTAGGTAATATTCCTAATGGTTCTAAGTATGTTGTTGGTGGAGATGTCCCGGCGGGAGATCCTAATACAAAACTAAGAATATCTGCAGAAGCTTATGTGTTTGCTTTAGTGGATGTTAGTTGTCCTGGTGGTTGTACAGACCCAGTGCCTGCAAGACTACAATTAGTTAATGTGTCGACAGGACAAGTTTATAAATCAAGTGGTTATGGATATGATGACATAGTTTCATTTACATTTGATTCTGAGTTTGATGGTGTTGGTGTTTTAGCAGGTAGTTTGTTAGCACTAAGAGTAGATCCATTAACTGATCCAGATCGTGATGAAGTAAAAGATATTAAGTTCCAAGTTCAGAACGCACCTGGTACACTCTTACCAACATCAATGTTAGATTGTGAGTATAAACAAATAGACTTCGTTAAAGACATCCTAAAGATGTTTAGGTTAGTCTTAGCACCTGATAGAAATGATAGTAAAAACTTTATTGTCGAACCATGGCAAACTTACATTAACTCAGGTAATTTACATGATTGGTCACATAAACTAGTTAATCAAAAGGACATGGTCTTAGAACCTTTGTTTAACACACAGTCAGAAGAGATAGAATTTAGAATGCAACAAGATGAAGATTGGATTAACAAGTTTCATTTTGATCAATTCAAAGAACCTTATGGTTATTTAAAGTTTGATAGTAATAATGAATTACTAAAAGGAACTAGAAACATTACAACAATTGGTATAGCGCCAACACCGATGGGTACTATCCAAGAGGATGCAGTTAATACCAATCATCAAGCACCTGGTTTTATATTTCCTCAAGTACATGTAAACGAAACAGAGGACACTGGTTTAAAACATCTACCAATGAAAGCCAAAACAAGATTGTTATTCTATAATGGTTTAGCTCCAGTGCCACAATCAGGTGGTGCTCTAAAATGGTACTTACAAACTGCTAGTAATTTTTATACTACATATCCATTAGTGAGTTCATTTGAAGATTGGCCGCAGCAAACAACAGGTTTAAATATAAACTGGTCTAATGATATAAACTATTGGGTTCAGAGTTCTCTTACACAAGTATTTAGTAATGAACAAGGTGGTACATTATACACAGAGTATTGGTCACGATATATCAATTCACTCTATAATAAATTTAGTAGACGTTTAACTGCATACTTTGTTTTAAACAATGTAGACTTACAAGATCTATCATTTGATGATACTATCTTTGTTAATGGTAAATATTACAGACCTGAAAAGATTATCGATGTTAACATTGGTGAACGTACAGAAGTTAAAGTACAATTAATTACTGCAAATGATTTTACACCACCTGCTTATATAGATGAACAGTTAACTAATTTTTCTCTATTACCTACAGGCGAAGTATGTGGCTGCGATGGAATAATTACAGTTGTAACAGATGGTGCAACACCATTTACATATCAACTTAGTAATGGCCAAACAGGTCAGATAGCAACTACAGGTGGTAATCCACAACAATTTGATATTGATGGTCTATGTGCAGGAACATATAATGTTTTAATTACAGATGACTTAGGTAGATCTAATTCTGGTAGTGTTGTAATACCTGAAAATTCAGGAACACCAGTTCAGACATCAGAAGCTATCACAGGAGATACAAGTTGTGGAGCAGGAGGTAATTGTACAGGTGCAGTTACAGTCACTCCAAGTGGTGGTAGTGGATCATATGAAGTTACATGGCAATACGGACAGTCAGGTCCAACAACAGGACCTACTCTAACAGGTTTATGTGGAAACACAGAACAACCTTATACAATTACAGATCTTGTTACTGGATGTGTATATCCATTTACAGCATCTATACCATGTGCAGATCCTGTAGTATTACATAAATTATCACAACATCTTAATGGATGTACACAAAATTCAAGTCAATTTTATTGGGCAGAATCTCAGGTTAGTTATCAACCTGGAACTACAGTAGACTTAAATGAAATAGCAGGTTGTTTTGTTGTTATAAATAATGATCAAGGAACACCACAGTATACAATTAATAACAGTTATACAAATTGTTCAGATTGTAATACTCAAACTCCACCTCAAATTTATAAAGCAGAAGCAACATGTTATAAAACAGTAATAGCTACACCAGATCTTTATATAGATGCTGCTGCAAATCCTGGTATAGAAATAGGACAATCAGTTAAATTTGTTAATAATGAAATATGTTATGAAGTAACAGAACTTATAACTGGAAACAATTCAGTTACTCAAGTAGATTCTGTATATGAAACATGTGAGGATTGTGATGCAGATGGAGTGTTTAAATATATCATAGAAGGTTGTAATGGATTTAATCCTAGTTCTCCACCACCATCAGGAGGTAGTACACCACAAACTGGACAGTTAGTAGATGATGGAGAATATGCAATCTCTCCAATATTTACATCTGCAGTTCATGATGCTGGTGATACTAACATCCCTATATGTGAAAGACAATCTCTATGGGTTTCAGGAACAGATACAGATGGAACTGCTACACCCCCGGCGGGATGGTATTGGTTTGAAACTAATTTACGACTTGATAATCTAGTTGCTTTACCAACAGATGCAGTTGTTAGTTTGGTTAGAATTAATGACCCTGTAGGTTCAGGTGCTAATTATGGTGAGATTATAAATGTAATAGAAACTTATCAACTTCCTAATAAAGGTGCTAGTGATACAAATGTATTTACAGTACAATCAGCAGCATCTCATTATTTACCAGAAGACTCTACACAAAGATTTGCTATAATATTACACAGAGCAGACGGAGGAGCATGTGTCCAAGGTGGTGGAACTAACTCAGATTTTGCAGTAGTTAACTCGGTGACAGGTGCACCAGGTGCTGACTTTACCAATGTTGAAATGTATTGGTTAGGTGATTTTGCAACAGGAAGTGTTATGGAAGCTAACGGACCATTAAATATTGGTGATGTAGTTAATGTAAATGAATCAGAAGCACAAGGATGTTATGAGGTGATTGCACTCGCTAATCCTGATGATACTACAGAGTTTACATATAATGAAACAAATGGTGTATTTGAAGACTGTGCCACATGTACGGGTGGAAACACAGCACAGCATTGTTATCAAGTAACAGCATCTGTTGGCGGTGCAGAAATATCATACTACTTTGATGATGGTGGTGTATGTGCAACATGTGTTGGACTAGCTGAAATTACTTTAGCTTTAACTAGTAATCAAGTAGTTACTATATGTGCACAGATTAATTCTATTACTACTATTAGTGGTAGTATAGTTTCAGCAATAGATTCTGGTGAAGAATGTGACAGATATGTAGATCCAATAACAAGTGTAGTAGGAACTACATGTGATACACCTAGTGTAGCAACTAAATACTGTTATACAGTAACAGGTGCAGGATTCGAAGGAACATTCTCGACATTTACATGGCTTGAAGATAATGAATTTAGAAGAGCTCGTCTTTTATATGGCACATCTATGAGTATATGTGCAAATCAAAATTCAATTATAGAAACAAGTGGAACTATTACAGTAGTTGGAGGAACAACTGTATGTGATTCTGTTGCAGATTGTGTAGGAACTTGTCATAGATACGCATATGATGGACCACCAAAGGTAGACTTAATAGTTAAAACATGTGATGGTGACTTAGTATACTATCCTGATTGTATTGGAGCAACACAAGGACAACCTAATAGTTTATTTCCAGATTGTATAGCAGAAATAGTAGGAGGAACAGGACAATTCTTTGTTACAACATACAGCACATGTACGTAATTCAATAGAGTAGAAATTTATATTTAATAGTATGGCAGAAGAACAGATTGATATTAGTTTTAAGGTTAACGGTGTAGAGACCGCAGTTAAATCTGTAGATGAACTAAAGAAAAAGGTTAATGATCTAGAAGCAGCAGAGAAATCTGCTGAGAAACAACAGGGTTTCTTTAGTAAAAAACTAGATGATTTTAAAAATACACTGAAAGAATTCGGTGCATCATTTAAAGATCTTAAAGGTGGATTCGCATCTATGAGTAAAGGTCTGTCAGGTGTTGCCAAAGGATTTGGTTTATCTGCTAAATCTGCTAATATATTTGGTAAAGTTACTGCGAGTGCTATTGCAGCAACAGGTATTGGTTTAATAATACCATTAGTTCTTGCATTAGTTAATTACTTTACTAACTTAGAAGGTGGAGCCAAAGCACTTAAAAAGGTTATGGCAGGTCTTGGAGCTATTGTCAGTAATGTTGGTAAAGCTCTTAAGTTGTTAGTTAGTGGTGATTTTTCAGGTGCATTCAATACTTTAAAAGATTCAGTAAATGAAGCAACTAGTGCAGTAGATACTTTATTTGATGCAGAAAAGAAATTATCAGAATTACGTAAAAAGACTATTGTAGAGAATGCTAAATTAAATCAAGAAGTTGAAGCACAAAAGAAAATACTTGAAGATACAACTCTTAGTTTAGATGATCGTATAGAAGCACTCGATAAAGTTACAGCAGCAACTAGACAATTGGCTAAAAACCAGATTGAAGAAACTAATCTAGCATTAACTGCTGCGCAAGCACAGTTAACACTTACAAATAACTATGAAGAACGTAGAGAAGCACAAAAAGCAATTGCAGAACTACAAGCACAATTAATTGAACAAACTACTTCTTTACAAAATGTAGAGTATGATGCTGAGAAAGTTGGTAGAGAGATTAGAAAAGCTGCAGCGGATGAACGTAAAGCTGCAGCAGAAGAAAGAATAACACAAGAACGTTCTACCTTAGATCAATTACAAGCACTCAGAATAGCAGCAATAGATGATGAGTTAGAACAATCATTAGCACAGTTTGATGCTATGGAAGAGAAAGCGATGGAAGAGTTAGATGCTAACAAAGCAACTCAAGCACAAAAGTTAGAAGCTGAAAGATTATTCGCTGAACAACGTCAAGCTATTATAGATGAATTCGCAGCTGCAGAGAAAGCCAAAACAGATGAAGCTGATACTATTGCAGAAGATAAAAGAAAGTCAGACCTAGAGATCCTGAATACGTTCCTTGAAGCTGCCAGACTTGCTAAGATAGATGATGCTATGTTATTAGCACAAGAAGAGTTACGTATAGCAGAAGAAAAAGCCATTGCAGAAGTTACATTAGCAGGTGCTACCGCAGACCAGATATTGGCAATCCAAGAACAATTTGCTAACGAAAGAAAGAAGTTAGATAAAACCTCTTCTGACTTTAAAAAGAAAATGGCACAAGAAGAAAAAGACTCTGCAATTAATGTGGCAGGTCAAGCATTTGGTGCTATTGCAAGTCTTAGTGCAGAAGGAAGTGCAGTACAAAAAGCTTCGGCAGTAGCTGCATCAGTTATCAATACATATCAGGGAGCAACATCAGCATATGCACAAACAGTTGGTGGTCCAGTAATTAAAGGTATAGCAGCAGGTGTTGCTGTAGCTGCAGGTTTAGCAAATGTTAAAAAGATCTTATCTACTAAAACACCAGGTGGAAAAGGTGGAGCTAGTGGAGGAACTGCATTACCATCAGAAGTAGCAGCACCAGCATTTGACCCGGCATTGGCACTAGCAGGTGCAGCTGAAGGACAAGAACAAAACAATGTATTAACATTAGGAGAACAAACTGGAAGTAGTAGTGCTAATGTTGTTAAAGCGTTTGTTGTCTCAGATGATATTACATCACAACAAGAAGCTGATAAGAAAATAAACGATCTCGCAAGATTATAATATATAAGATATGAACAAGATAGTAGAGTTATTAATAGATTGGGATAATTTAGAATTCGATGACTTAGGTGTTTCGATAATGTCATTAGTCTCAGAACCCGCAATAGGTATTGCATGGCAAAAGTTTGCTGCACAACATTTTGTAGAAGTTAAACCAGGAGAGACTGAAGAAGAATATGTGAGTAGATGTGTACCTGTTTTAATTGAAGAAGGATTCGAATCTGATCAAGCTGCTGCTATTTGTTATGGTTCTTTTGAACAGACTGAAGAGTTTTTACCAGAAAATCCATGTACAGAAGGTTATGTTGCATATGGTACTAAAAACAAAGATGGTAGAGAAGTTCCTAACTGTATTCCTATTTCTGCTGAAATGGAATTTGAATCTTATACAGATTATCCAGATGCTGCAAGAAATAATGCTAAGAGAGCAATTGAATATAAAGAAGAGAATGGTAGTGATTGCGGCACACAGGTTGGCTGGACAAGAGCAAGACAATTAGCAGATGGTAAACCTATCTCAGAAGAAACTATAGCGAGAATGGCATCATTTGCCAGACATGAACAACATAAAGATGTTCCATATTCAGAAGGATGTGGAGGTATTATGTGGGATGCATGGGGTGGAAGCGCTGGTGTTAACTGGGCTAAATCTAAATTAGCAAGTATTAGAGCAAGTAAATCCTTAGAATATACTGAGGAACACATGGATAAAATTGAAGAGTTAATTAGTCAGTCAGATTTTGGTAAAACGTTTGATCCAAAGACAACATCTTATGTAGATATGTCTAAAGAAACATTTGCTGATGATGTAGATATGTCTAAAGAAACATTTGCTGATGAGGATGAAGTTATTGACGGTATAGGAGCACTTAATGATTTATTAAAAACTACTGAAGATATTGAAGCTAATTATGTATATAAGTATACTGAAGGAGAAAGTTCAAATAATAGAAGACGTTTCTGTACTATTCTAATGAATGCAAATAAATTCTTTACTCTTCCTGAAATTAACCAAATGAGTGCAGAAGGTGTTAATGGTGAATTTGCTGAAAAAGGTAAAGCCCGTTATGACATTTTCAAATATCATGGAGGATTATATTGCCGACATTTTTGGACCCGATATAGAACATATAAAACTGCTGACAATAGAGATGTTGTAATAGA